TATGAAAGGAATATATTTTTTTATCTTTAAACTGACGGATTCCCACACTGGGTCAGTAAGTTTTTTATCAAATTTACTTACGAAAGAAAAGACTTTTTCCAGTATGGTAAGCGTTTCTAGCGAGATCTCTCCACCCAGATATTTTTTTAGTAATGGAGGATGGCCCTTCGAGCAATCGAATACTTGCTCCAAGCCGTTTTCTGATATCAATCTCTCGACTTGTTCTTTGAACAAGTAAGTCAAACTCTGTTTGCGTCTCATCCAATCTGCGTAATTTCTTTCGCCAGAATTGATTATCTCTCCGATCCATAGGTTTTGTGGGTTGTCTGTAGTAACAAAATTTGCTAAAAGAAAGTTTAGCACTTCTTCATCAGAATACTTTCTGGATGTTTTCTCAAACCAATATTTATCCTTTCTCTTATTGAAAGCGGCCATAGTAGCACGTGACTTACCACCATATTTTATAAAGTCATACTTAGGGTTAGTAAAATGACTTTTCATAGAAAGATAAGTTTGATAAGTCTCAAAAGGAGTCACTTTCATTTAATCTCAATTTCCATTCCATTAAACATTCTAAAATTTCCTATTTTACCAGAAGGAAAGGCATTGATTATTAGAGTGTGTCTATCACCAAAATCTCTACTTGGTCTTACTTCATGCTGTAAGGCAGAAGGAAATAAAACTAAAGTACCTGCTTTTGCACGTACTTTATGGGTAATATCACGAGACTCTGCACAATGTCTAACAGTTATCAATGGAGGATTCTCCATTTCCCATATACTATTATGATATAGTGTAGTTCCTGTGGGTGAATTTGTCAAATAAAAAACACCACTGATATAAGAGTTGGTGTGATAATGCTTATATTGGTGTTCATTATATGTGGCAGTAACACCCCAAGACTGAGTAATTTGTAAACGTTCACATTGCAAATTCTTTATTAATCTTACTTCATCTAAACATTCATGAATCCAATCCATGATATCTGCATATTCAGGCCTAAGATTAAGACGGGCATCTTCAGTCATTCCCGAAATCCTGCATCCTCCAACAGTACCTTGGTAGATTAATTTTTCTTTTTTAAGTAATTCTAATGCTGTTGATGTGATCTTTGGATCAGCCTTAAACTCATATATGGTTTGAGGCAATACTTCAATTTGTTTCATCTTCCTCAGATTCTAATTCTGTAATTTGATCAGCATAAACTTCAGCTGTACCTATCCTATAAAGATGGCCTCTATCGTCCTCTCCAAGATATTCCAAATCAGGCATATTATGTTCACGCAATATTGCTTGAAGACGATAATGTGTTAATTCTGCTTTGGTAGGCATTACAAAGGTAATTTTGCTTTCGATGTTTTCTTCATAAAATTGAGTTCCTGTGCATCCCACTTCAATTTTTCTTTGAGTGGTTTAGAAACTAACTTTGTTACTGATTCTATCTCAAGACCATTGATTTCGCAATAGTAGCAAATAGCATCAATATAATTCATTTCCTCTTTTGAAACGATTGATTCAATTTCTATTGCAAATTTAGAAGGAGTTAAAAACTTCTTTTCGATTACTTTTTCAAGTTCTGTATTAGGTTCCATAGATTTCCAATTTATCTCCAACAAATTTTCTAATATATTTGCCGAGAAGTTTGATGTACTTTGATTTGTTGTACTCTTCATAAACTACACATTCTCCATTTTCACAGGCCATAATGATGACTAATTTTTTAATTGATATATTTTTTAATTCATACAACATACAACCGTATGCCATTGCTTGGACAAAATAGTGCTCGATCCAACCCCTAGGCTTTGGTTTTTTAGATGTTTTAAAATCTATTATTGATAACTCTCCATTGTATTCTGCAATACAATCAACAGTTCCAGCGATACCAAGTTGCTTACTATATAGGGCACCCTCAAGGGTGTGAATATTAGTTATTTTGTTGAGTTCCCCCTTTGAGATTTTAAATAAAAACTCAGAGATAGGAGGAACTTCTGGAAGACTTTCATCGTTCTTCAAATAGTGTTCCGTAAGAGTGTGCATATCAGTCCCACGGGTTGTAGCCGCTTTCGTAATACGATCTGCCTCTTCATTACCTACTCTCTTTCGCCAATTAACAAAGATATCCTTATTAAAATGACTAGTGATGGAAGTAATAGAAACTAATTTAAGTAACTCATCTTCGTCTGGAACTGAATAATAACGAACCCCATCTATGGTTTCCCTAGAAAGTTTGGGGAGATTCAAATCAACATGTGTAAACATTACATACCCATTTCAAGTTTAGCGATAATATACTCCTTCACAAGTCCAGAGCGAATAATATCATCAATTCCAAATTCTATTATATCAAAAGAATTCATTTTACGCAAGATGTTCATAAAATCTACTATACCATTCCTTTCATTAGTTTTTAATAAATCAGATTGTCTAGCATCCCCACAGAAACATATCCTACTATTTTCCCCAACACGAGTTATGATTGAATCTAACTCATGAAAATTAAGGTTCTGAAATTCATCTACAATCACAATTGCATTATCAAGTGTAGTTCCTCTTAAAAAGGATGTACTCCAGAATTTAATTGTATCTTGTGCTTTTAGGTTCCCATAAAGCATTTCAAAATCAGCCTCATTGGTCATTTCAAACATATACTTCACCATGTGCTTATAAGGCACTTGGTAAATGTCTGATTTATCTTCATAATCACCAGGTAAAAATCCAATTTCTCTTGTAGATACTAATGATCTTACAATATAGATTTTTTCATATGGTGTTTTTTCATCTAAAACGTCCTTTAGGGCATTGTAGAGAGTAACGAAAGTTTTTCCTGTCCCTGCTGCTCCATAGGCAACAAGTTGTTTTCCATTATTATAAGAATCAAATAGTCTTTTTTGATTATCAGTAAGAGGTTTGATATCAATTAAAAAATCAGAACTCAGAGGCTTTCGCCTCTTCATTTGTTTGGCCGTCATACCGACACCAATGGGTTGTTCCCCAGAAGTTTTTCTTTTACGTGCCATTTAGATTTTCTTTACTTTAGAACCAGGTGCTTTTGAAGCTTTATGTAATACCTCATTCCATCCTGGATTTTTTGCAACTAACTTATCTCTCCACTCACCTACTTCGGCAGCCATTGGACATGTAGATGGATCTGACCAATCACGTTTCCAATCAGGATTATCTTCGCACCACTGAGACCACTCAGTAACACTCATTGCTACTTCTTTCTGCTCACCAGTTTCTTTGTGAACCACAGGATATGTTGCCATGATTATAATTTTATGTAATTTATTTAGGCCCAGTCTAACGCTTCTGAAACGTTCGGGAATTGCTCTACAAAGATTTCTCTACATGCCTCTGCAATCTGCATGTGCTCTTTTTGAGTACCGTGTGCAGATCTCAGGTTAATATAGTGAATCCATGAACGACAAGAACCAGTCATATAGATTCTGGTAGGAGTACATAGAGGTAACACCATTCTTGCACATTCTTTCGCAACACCCTGACTCAACATTTGCTCATAAAGTGCCTTTGAAGAACTAAACAGGGTAATCATCTGTTTCTCAAATTTTTCGACTAATTCGGGTTCCAAGTCATTTGTAGAATTTTGACGATTCTTCATGTCTTGTTTTCTGAGTTCTGGTAGGTCAATATCACCCAATGCAGTACTTGCTGCATATCTCTGTGAGAACTCTTGGAACGTAAAGCTCCTATGTCTCAAAATTTGAGCAGCGATAGCTCGAGTTGTCTCGATTTCCAAGCTCATAGAGGATTGTTCAAATACACTCCAATGATTATGTTTAATACAATACTTTAATAATCCCGCATACTTCTCATTTTCCTGATTCGATGGATTAGAGACACGGGCAATATAACCCATTGTCTTTTCTGCGTCAGGAGTGATACTTACAAGTTTTACAGTCATTATAGAATAAGTTTTTTCTTAGGTGGAGTTGCAATAGGAGCATACATTTCCCGATATTGTTCAATAATATCCTCTTGTGTATTAGCAATATACACAACATATTTTCCAGATACTTCTAATTCAGTATCTCTTGCTTCAAGAAGTGGTGACCAAGGAGCAAATCCCATTTGGCCCTGACCTGAAGGAATAGCAACAATAGGATTCTTAATTA